AATTCGGCTACCGTGACAAGATCAACTCAAAATTGAAGGTCATGATCGTCGGATACGATATCGATTCCGGCGAGGTCAAGTACTTGTGCTACGTACCACCATACGAGCGTGTGCCATACGGTTTTCAAACATTCACCATCGATAGGTGCCACATCAACACGTTAGGGGTCGATCCCAAGTTCTTGGGCGATACGGGGTGCTTCATCACGGCGCAAACGCCTACATTCAAGCACATTCCCGCGCCAGTGGGTGAAAACTGCGACAAGTGTCGGACATTTTTTGAGGGCGCAACACGCGAGTACGGTACCTACCTGTGCAGGCCTTGCAGGGAAAATCCGTACCGCTGATCACCTCTTGTTGCGCTGCGCAAACGCATTACTTATTTCATCGCTGATCACCTTCCTGAGTTCTCCGATGGTGATCTTCAGCGCGTGAGGGTCCAGATAAACGACTCGCTCCGGTGATGAATCGTCAGTGAGAAGATCGTTGTCCGTGTCTTCCTCCGGCTCGTCTGAACCACTCATCATTCGTGAACCGGCAGACGGTGATCGATAACCGAAGACGGCGTCCTCAGTTGCCCTTACCTTGATCTCTCGAGTTTTTCTAACTGTCACGGGTGGGCCCTCCACGGCTATTTTACGTGGCACTTGCCGTTGACGAGGCAAGTGATGCAATACACGAATGATTTCATGGGATGATCGCTCGCGCTTCGAAATGCATTCCATCAGGTCGACCACGAAAATGTCCGCCCCAGTAAAATCCGTTCTGATTTGCGATCTCGACGAGTTCCCTTACGCAGCCCTTCTGGCCCTTCAGCGCCGGACGGGTGCCCAGCATGTTCCACTGGACGTTGATGTCGAATGCAGTGCCCCAGGCGTGGTTCGACAGGTAGGTACGAGAGCCCCTACTAAATCGCGGCACCCACAAACCACCCCACGTCAGAAGCCTGTTTTTTAGGCCCGCCGCCTCCCACTGGGCGAACGTTCGCTGTAGTTGTGGGACGATCAACTTGTGGACTGACACCTTGCCTTTCGGCCCGGCGAGGCCGACCAATTGCGGCACTTCAACGGTGACGATGTTGGACACTTCCCAACCGTCTGTGATGACAATCGCCTCAGGGTTCTGTTGAGTGCCGGCGGCGCGGTACGCAAATTTACCGAACAACTTGCTCCTGTCTGCAGCGCTAAGTGGACCCGCGGCCGGCGCGGGAGGCCAGTTGGGCCCGACATCATCATCGCGGTTGTCGTTGAGTGGATTGAAGCCCAACTCCATCGCCTTGCCCATCGTTGAGGGCCCGACGACGCCGTCGACATCCCTGCCTGTAAAGCCGACCTTCGACTGGAACTTCTTGGTTTCATCCTTCGTCGCCTGGTCGAAGGTGCCGTCCGCGACGAGCGCCGCCAGCGGGTTGATGCCCAACAGGAAGTATTCCCAGAGCCTGACGTCATCGCCTGTCAGGCCGATGTAGAGTGTGCGCATGATCTAAATATGTCAAGCAACGTCAGGATCGTTGCCAAAGGTCACTTCAATCCGCTTAGCGAGATCAACAATCGCCTTCTTGAATCGTCGCGAGGCTAAAACATCGATGCTGCCCAATGAACTTTCAAAGCCCCTTGAGAGCTCTTCTCTTTTCTTATCAAACATATGCGATCTCCTGCTTGTACGGGCTACCCAAAAAGCGTACATCACCTTGCCATTTTTGCCCGCTGCTTCTTTCTGAAGTCCTCGATTGCAGCTTTGATGGCATCTTCGGCGAGGATTGAACAGTGAATCTTGACGGGCGGAAGGCTTAATTCAGACACAATATCAGAGTTCCTGATGTCTGACGCTTCCGCCATCGTCTTTCCTTTCAACCATTCAGTCGCCAAAGAACTTGCTGCAATAGCGGCCCCACAACCATAAGCCTTAAATTTAGCGTCCTCAATGACATCTTCATCATTGACGTGGATCTGCAACCGCATCACGTCGCCGCAAGCGGGGGCGCCGACGAGGCCCGTTCCCACATTTGGATCGTCCTTGTCGAGAGTTCCCACATTTCGTGGGTTCTCGGCGTGGTCGAGCACCTTTTCTGAGTATGCCACGGCTCACCCCTGAACGTTCTGCCTCGTCAACAGGACGGGCTCACCGGGCACGGGCTTCATCTTGTGCCACTCTGGGTGTGCTGCAAGCCATTCATCGACCGCCGGTTTGACGCCGTGCTTGTCGGTGTCAATGGGTTTGGTGACGTTCTCGTTGCCCTGGTAACCATCCCTGTCAGCGTACCACAGGTCCCTTTCTGACCACCTACCATCGTAATCATCGATCACGATGGCACTGTGTGGGTGCAATAGTCGCTCTATGCTCTTCAATTCATGAGCGACAGTGTGGTAATTGTGATCACCATCGAGCAACACAAGGTCAAACTTCATGTTCTGGTCGACCATCTTGGGCAAGACTTGAAGACTATTGCCTGTGATCAGGTACGCATTCTGTTTGGGTTGCATGTCGATGTTTGCCAACATGATACTGACCTGTTCTTGCACCAGGACATCGACGCCGACGGCTAAGAATTCCGGCGTCGACCGCGCCAGGAATACTGCCAACGTCAGGAAAGTAACGCCACGGTCGACGCCGACCTCAAGGATGCTTGGCGGGTGAGGTAGCTGGTGAAGAAATTGTTTGCAGATGGGAATCAGACCGTGATAACTTATGACGTTACCTCTCCTTTACTTGAAGATCACGCTGCCAGTGATTCACTTGTCGATGCGACGCAGCAACGCATCAGTGACACGCTTGATGACGCCCTGGTCGGCGGCGTTATCGAGCTTGGCCACGCAGGCCCCCGTCAATTGGACGGGATCCATCGATGAAATGGCGACGGTGCCATCAGGGTGGACAGTGATCGTCGTGCGCTTGGTGCTAAGCACCATGTTACCGTTTGGTTCTACCCTTAGATCCATGTTGATTCCGTTCACTTTTAACCTCCTGCGATCAGCGCCTGGACTGCGAGCTTGACGCGCTCCTGCAGCTCAGTCGGCAGAGCCGACAACAACACATATGTCTCGATCTTGGTGACGCCTTGTGGAACTCCTCCGACGATGGCACCCACGCCTGGCGTAACTCCGATCCTGAGGACGAGCGGCGCTGGTCCGACGCGGCTATTGATCATCGGTTGGTACAAGTCAACCTTTTGTGCTGTCATGGATTCACCTAACTTCACGACTTCAGCAATTGTTTGTCTTCATTGAGGGCTTGATTTGCCTGAACCAGCTTCTTCTTTAACCTGGCCAGCTCTTCACGCATCGACTTTGTATCATGACCCATCTCAGCCGCTGCGCGGACGGCGTCTTCCTGCTGCCTGATCTGCTCCAACAAGAGCTCAGTTGTTGCTGACATATCCTATACCTTATCCAATCTGTGCGCCGGTGACAAGCCCCTTGTTGATGACTAGGCCCAATCGTTCTGGCTTGAAGTTGGCGTTGGTTGCCATTGTTACTCCATCGATCTCAAGCAGCTGGGCCTCAAGTCCGGCATCATTGATTTCCTTGATGGCCTCGTTCATTGACTTGCCGACGAGCGAATTGACGAGTTCCTTGACTCTCTTGCGTTTTGCCGCGATCCAGACATTATTCCACATGATGTTTAATTATATACAGGCGCCAAGAGCACTGGTCAAGGTATCACAAACACATTGAATCATGTGTAACTTTCCTCTTCAACCTCTTTAGAGTTGAATACGATACATCAAACTCGGTCGCTAGTTGAACGAGCGGCGTGTTAGCCTTGATCGCCAGAAGCAAAGCTTCGGGCGGTTCGAATCGCAGGGACGCTGCGATCTTGTTTCGTATTTCAATCGATCTCTCACGAGATTGAGAGCACTTTGTTGAACACGTTCCTCGAACATATGCCTTGCGATTGATCGAATACGTCACCGTGAAAGTTTTGCCGCAGTGGCACACGCGTTCTTCGGTCACTATTTCTTTGGCGCCGAACCTACGTTCGGTCGTGATGCGACCGCACTTCTTTAACTTCTCGCACGTCTCGGGAGAGGCGATTCGACCAACGCAGTGGGTATTGCCCTTGAGGGCTTCAGAGAGTTTTCGAAACGACTCATCATTTCCTGATCTCCCACCGACATGGAGGTTATAACCTTTTTCTCGATTGCGAGAATCAAAGTGTGCAATCCAAAACTTCTCACGTTCATCTGTAAGTTCTTTAGTCGAACATTCTTCAATCACTTCAAAAGTAAAGTTTTCAATGCCATGCTTGCGCATAGCACGCGGTAAAGGATACTCATTCTTAAGATCTCTTGCGGCACACCAATGTCCAGCCTTCCGAGACGCAGGATTGATTGTTTGTCCCAAGTAAACTTTGCCATTAACATTATTACGAACAGCGTAGATATATCGCATATAATATGTGTGGCGCACACCCATGATATTTCGTGTGAATGGAGGAGCCGGGAATCGAACCCGGGTCCGCAGCACATCTTCTCGTTGCCTCATCCACAGGCTTGTTCCGTCTGTTTAATTGTCCTTCGGAAGGGACTAGTGACACAAAGTTTTACGACCTGGTCACCGGATCGGCACTACGTTTCATGCCCAGTGCGTCGGCATCGTTCCAATTTTCGACTGGTTCCCCGTCGCTTCCCCAGCTTCTGTTTCTAGGTGCTGGGACCCCATTCCTCAGGCCGCGAGGGCGAGAGGAGCCGTGCCGTTGTCGTTGGCATCTATACGTCACATGGGTTTTTAAACCGGTCCCTCGTGCACCGGTGCCTGCAGCTTCAAGCTTCCGCACCACGTCGAAACCTTGTCACCCCCAAAATTTATTGGGTCAATCACGCAAGACTGTCAAGGAACACGGCCGGCATTGATCCGGCCCACAGTCCATATCTATCACACCTGTAGTGATATGTTCATTTATGACGGCCGGAATGCCTGCCGGGTCGCGGTAGATTCGGCGGTGGCGGTCGGCGAAAGCGATTGGGATACGCTAAATCACTTGGGACCTCGCCTTCATCATCGGTCAAGATGCCGCCTGAGGGCAACTGGCCGCCGAAATCACGGACTTCTGCCTTGAGAGATTCATTCTGCTCACTGAGTTTATTGACCTTGCTCTGTTCGTGCCCAAGCCAGGAATCAACCGGATCGACGGCCTTGCTGGTGAGGCCAGCGATGATGATGGCACGCAGGCGTCCATAGATCAGACGCAATTGAACATCGTCGCCTTCAACATCGCGTTCCTGGCACAGCTCGAGGCGCTCGTGAAGCAGATTATACAGGGCCAAGAGCTCCTTGGGATTGATGTTCAGTTTCATGCTCACTCTATCTCGCACAGTTCATCGAGGATCAAGGTATCGGCCCATCCCTTCGGGAACCGTGCCACGTGGAAGCGATGCCAGGCACGCTCGCCGCTGTTGTCTTCCGCCACGTGGAGTTCAGTCCCCTTGCGCCTGACGTGGGTGATGGGCCCGACCGCTTCGCCATTGACCAACAGGTCGCAAATTACGGCATCGCCGCCAGCGAGGCTCTCGAACTCGAGCGTCACTTCATCGTCGGGATCACCCGCTGAGGAGCTGATGATCTTGCCCTTGGCGACCTTCAGGTCGTGGAGGTCGCTTCTGTCGACGTAGGCTTCGACGTCGAGATCTTCTTCATCATCTCCGTCGCCTTCGTCATCATCTTCATCGCCCTCATCATCCTCCTGCTCGTCAGGTTCCTCTGAGTCCTCTTCCTCTGGATCGATTTCCGACGAACCGTCGTCTTCTTCATCTTCCTCATCGTCGTCTCCTTCTACAAGATCATCATCGTCGTCATCCTTGTCTTCGCCAAGGATGAAATCCTCGAGCATGCCCTGGATTGCACGGCGCGACGGAGCATCGACGCCAGACGTACCGCACAATGTGTCATAGTGCGACAGCACTTTGATCAGGTCAAGAACCTGTTCTTTGTTCAATTTCATGGTAATTTCCTCACAATAGACGGGGTCGAGCCCAGAAGGCTCGACCCCATCCTATTTCATTCCTGAGACGTTGATCAGGCGGTACGCGACTTGCCGGCCTTGCCGTAGTGCCTGCGAAGCAGGCGATACAGGGTTCGGGCCTCCTTGCCAGACAGGCGGACGTTTTCAAAGTCCGGGAAGTCAATGAACAGGTTGGTGCTGTTGTTGCGCTGGTCGGTCGTGACCGCCATCGATACTGCGCCATCGTCGCGACGCTGCGTCTCCGTCCGGAGCTTGCCGGTCCGATCGATGCGAGTTCCGATGCGGGCATTCTTGTTCTGGCTAGAATAATTCATGTCGTTTTTCTCCAAGTCGGCTGGTTAAAATTCCCTTTGCCTGACTTAGAAAAGGTATTCTCAGCTCACGTGAGTGTACAAGGCACTTGTTTATTCTGCATCAATCGACTTCAGAATTCCATTCTCACGGCACACGAATTATTCTGAGGGCTGCCCGTCGCCGGCCTCGGGTGCTCAAGATGAGAATTTTGACAGTAGCCTCTTCACTGTGTCATCATACCACCCGGAGATCGATTTCGTCCAAGGCCACGTCCAAAAGTACTGCGCAGAAGTGAAATGTGCGATCATCTGTTCTTTCACAATGGGATCTTTCAGCACCGCGTCTCCGTGGTATTCCTGCAGCGCCCTCAAACTTTCTTCGTAAGCTTCCTGCTCGAACTTTTTGCGAAAGTGAGCGAAGACAGTAGGCAGCGGAAGCAACAGGTACATCACTGAGAATAGAAAACGTCCGTACTTACGCACTTGACGCATGTGAACGCGCTCGTGTCGTAGAATTTCCATGCGAGCAGTCACGGGCCTGTCGTCCCAGCCGTCGAACACGTAGACTGTCGTCCCAACTGTGGTGATGAAATTAGACATGAACTGCTTCAGCTGTCCAAAGGTGATGACCCTCAATGCCACATCGATCACCTTCATCAGGCCCGATTCATGCTTGTTGACCACCTTGAAGTCCGGAAACTCTGCCTTGACTTCTGCCTTCAACGCCTCGTAGTCTGACTCTGTCTTCATGGCAGATAACTATGTCACCTTAACGGCGAAAGGCCCAGATTGCTCTGGGCCCATCAAGCCTTGGTCATCCCCTTACGGGGCGAACATCAGATGATGTTCATGTCGAGGACGGTGACCGTACCGTAGAAGTCCGACCGGACCATCTTCTTGCCGTACCGGGTCATGACACCCTTGCGCGGCGTGAAGTCTTCCGGAGCGAAGATCGTCGGGGTGACGATCAGCGGGACGTACGGTGCGTACACGTACCCGGTCTCGAGGTAGGAGCCGCCCTTGTAGCCCACGAGGATGCGGTTCCTCGGGAAGTACGGGTCCTTGTAGACCGTGAACCTATTCGACACGGTGCCGATCGCCTCGGCGCCGATGGTGAACGGAGAACCGACCTGACCCTCACCGTCGATCGAGAACTTCGGCTTGTACAGCACGGAGCTCTCAAGGATGGTGCAGACATCTGGGCTGGTGACCATGAAGTTCGCAGAACCGCGGAGGGTCTTGCGGTGAATGGTGTTGGCGACGTCGATGACGGTCTCGACCAGTGTCTCGTACCACTCACGGACAGTGCCGGTGAACTGCGGACCGATGCTCAATGAGCTGGCGAGCGTCTGCGCCTGACCGGTCAACTTGTTGACGAACTTGCCCGGAGCGCGGCTCCAGTACATGTTCGCGCCGTTCGCCTGGGTGACCAGGTCGCTCAGGATCTCGCGATCGATCTCAAGAGCAATCTGCTCGGACAGGATCGAGGTGAGCTCGACCTCGGCGTCCATCGAGTGGTACGCGTTGAGGTCCTGGGCCAGCTCAGGCGACCAGCGAGCGCGGAGCTTGCGGGTCGTGGCTGTGATGGCGAGCGACTCGATCTTGATGTCGATCTCTGGGATCGCCGGGCTCGGGGTCGCACCGAAGTCAGACTCGAAGGACGGAACCGTCAGCGTGGAACCGATGCCGCCAGCGGTGCCAGCAGTACTCTGGACCGCGTCAGCGATCGCCATCGAAAGACGAAGCGTATCGGCCTGAGCGCCATTGATGGTCACGGTCGCACCGTCGTTGGTGAGGCGAAGGACCATCTGGATGTGCGTACCGTTCAGCGGCGACGGCGTAAAGACCGAACCGTTCCAGTCGCCACGCTTATTGAGGCGGCGGAGGTTCATTACGCCGTTGCCTGACTGGTATGAGTCGCCCCATGCTGTCAGACCGCCGTTACCGCCGGTGTTGCCGAAGTACGAGATCTGATGCACCGCGAGGAAGTCGCCCTTCGGGATTTTTGCTACGATGTCGGAGACTGCAACATGCATGAACTGCAGGTCGAGCAAATTTGCGCCGAGGTCAACTTCAACCTGCGGGTCAAAGTTCAACATCCTTGCGTTGGTACCGGACATCATACCGGAATCGGAAATCGTGAGGCCAACGGCCCAGGTGTCACCAGCGGTGCCGCCCCATGCGCCGACCGCGCCGGTCGCAAGACTCATGGTGCCCGAGTGAACCTTGGTATAACCAGTGTTGACCAGGTCATACATACCACCCGCCGCGAGCGATCCAGACTGGACACCAACGCCTACCGGGTTATTGTAGATTGACTGACCGCGAGAATAGGTCTCATTTGTGCCGTTGTCTGCCTGGGTGGTTCCAACGTCGGTACCATAGGTGTAATCCAGGTAGAAGATCAGGCCGGAAGGCAGCGACATCGGCTGGATCGAGACGAGCTCATTCGCAACCAAACCACCGAATACCCTACGAACGATCGGGAAGGCGATGTTCGAAAAGCCCTGCATCTGGCCCGACGACGCGACCGCGCCACCACCCGTGCTCAGGGAGTTGGACTCCTTCAGAACCTGCGCTGCCTGATTTTCCAGCAGCTGGGCCATCGTCTCGCGCTTGTAGCTTTCGAGGCCACGAAGCAAGCCGGTGCGGCTCCACTTCTCGACGAGCCGAGCACGCTCGGCGCCGACGTGGCGGTCCTTAATGCCGGCCGCCAGCTGTTCCATCGTGAAGAACTTCATTATTATCTCTCCTGTGTTTCTTTCAAAGTTGATGTCAAATCTTGATCAATGCGCTCACTTAGTGATACCAGCGAGACGTGCCCACCGTTCTGCCTCGTAACCCTCGTTCAGGGTCTGCGTGGATGCCGGACGTGTCGCCCGTGATGCTGAACCGAGAACAGTGCGGTTCCTGGATTCATTGACAGGCCTGGACCTGCCAGCGAGGGTCCTCGTGAGGCTCTCGTAGACGAGCTTGGCCTCCCTCACCGTCTTCGCCGAATCGAGCTGTTCGATCACCTGAGCCTTCTGGCGTGCGGTGAGCGACTCATTCTGAAGAAGCTTATTGGTGAACAATAACTTCATGTTGATCAGATTCGTCTCTGCCAACTTATTGCGGAGGGATGCTACGGCCTTGGACTCCGCTAGCCGTACTGAGCCACCATTCGGGCGGGACTCATTATGAAACTTTTTGGCTTCCGCCATCTGGTGACTGATTCTATTGAGGCGCATGCGCGACTCATTGAATCGCTTCGCGGTCAGAGCATACTCCTTCTTCAAGGCTGCTTCCTTCCTCAAGTTCTTCATCGAGCGGGCCAGGGCAACTTCCTTCTTGATAGAAGCGGCGCGTGCCTTTGCACGCTCCTGCAGACGAGCCTCGAACGCCGCGCGACGCTTGAGCGCCTCACCGTGGCGCTCGGCTGGGTTGGATTTGTCCATTGACGGAACAGAAGTGTCCGAGCCATCAAAGTCATCACGAGTACGACTATCACCTACCTGATCCATCTGATCCTGCTCATCGAGATCAACATCGCCATCAGCCTCGCCCAACGGGAGGGCGGCCTTGGCAGGTGACTTGTGGACGCTGTCGTGCTCAAGAGGCTCACCATTATCCTCTGCGTCACCAAAATCATCGAACTCATTGTGACCGACGCCATGACCGTCAGCTGTTGGCATTGCTTCTTCACGAAGCTTACGCATCCGGAGAATCTCCCGACGCAGCATGCCCTCATCAATTTCAACGATCATGTCATCGCGTAACTTACGACTCTCACCCATGTCTTCCTCACCACCGCTCACGTCTAGGTCAGAAAGATCCAGCTCTTCGCCGCCTTCGCCGCCTTCGCTGTCTTCGTCACCGCCGCCTTCATCGTCGAGGTCCAGCTCTTCGCCGTCCTCTTCGCCTTCTTCGCCGGTAATCAGGTCGACGCCGACTGAGTCGAGGTCGATGTCATCAGGAAGACCGGTCAACTTCAACGTGACGTCTTCCTCATTCATCATCTTCTTGATCTTCTGCGACATCATTTGCTCCGTGAGCTTGTTAAGTTCTCTGAAATAGGTTTCTAGTTTAGACTCGTACGAGGTCTTCTTTGCAGAATCAGTAATTGATTCCTGCACGTAGTCATACATATCCTCCACCCGTGAAATCATCTTGGTGATTTGCGAGCGAAAGCTAGGGGTCTCCCTAAGCAAAGACCCAGCCTTACTGAATTTTTGAACGGCCTCTCCCATTCGAAAGACCATCAACTCAAATTCTTTGGCTGCACCAATCTTAGTCGCCTTGAGAATCGGCGCTAATGCAGCGACTGATTCAAGGTTCATTTCATATTCATCATCCAGGCCTGGCAAAGAAGCGCCCATCATCGGAGGCTGCACGGAAGCACCTGCCTCATCGTCGCTCAGGGCATCGAGATCCAGGGTCACCTTACCCTCCTCATCAGGAGGTGTGATTGCGTCGGCCGGGGTCGACGCACCTGCAGTCACTCCAATTGGTACAGTGTCTGTCATCAGTTCACCTTCCGGTTGGACCGATCCCGGAGCGCCAAACTCATCATCGTCCGGATCACCGTGCTCACGCAATAGTTCTTTTTCAATCAGATCGCGGATCCGAGGCGTCACAACACTCAAGAGCGCCTGCTGAGCATTCGCTTCCGCGACCTCCTTGACCCTCTTAACATCGGCTAGTGCCTCTTCATAGAGCTGCTTCATTATGCTATCCGTTCCTCATGATCTATTGAATAACTATCCGCAGTTCTCACATGTTCAATGCCGGTGAAACACACTCAAACGTTGCCGCCTGAATCACCTAATTTACCGGACACGCCGAGAAGGTTAGCAGCCACAACCTTGGCATTGGTCGTTGTTGGCGACTTAGTGCCTGTGCCGGGCGAGGCCGCCACGTAATTTGGTTTAAGGTCCTGAACTGCAATCTGCGGATCCTGAGACTTGTCAATTCCGTTCGTCTTGCCAGGGCCAGGAGAGGTGATGTCCGGAACGTAAGAGTTCGCGGGATCTCCGGGGTTCGTCCACTTGACGTCCTTGCCTTCAGCCGTGTCAGGAGGCTGAACTGCGGCAGACACACCCGAAAAATCAAGATCGACTCCTGACGGAAAATGACCTAAATCACCTGCCTGATGCGCCGGTTGCAGCTGCACCTTGGCGAGGTCGACGACTGCTGTCCGCGCATCTGTCTCCTGGCCGACCAGGTCCTGCACAATTGGCTTCTGAAGCGCGTCGTCGCTGCGGAACAACTTGTTGAGCAAGGTGTTCTTGTCGCTCGCTGGAGGTGCGTACTGGGTATACTTGCCCGTGCCTGACATGGTGAACTTCTCCTTATTTCTTCAGTTGAACCTAATCAAGCAACCCTGGCCACAATCTTTTTCAACACTCGCTGCTTGGCCTCGCGGATCTTGACAAGCCTCTTGACTGTGCGAGCCTCTTCAATCTTCAATGCCTTGACGTAATCGATGTGCTTTTCAAGCGCACCTGCATACTCATCAGCATCCGTTTCTTCGGTCTCATTTGCCTTTTTTTCGACGTCTTCCATGTCGCCAAAATTTTTGGAGACCTCTTCTTCGATGATCTTCTTGAGCAAGCTTGGCGTGAGTTTCTTAACAGTCATTGACATAC